AATCTCTCAACATCCGAAATCGCTATCTTTAACTTCATCTCTTTGATAAAATCAACGAGGAGATTTAACATCTCGGGAGTCGAAATAAACTCCCATAAAGGAAAAGTCCTGTGGAAGTATTGCTGCACGGACACTCTTAACGAGTGACCTGCATTAATACGGTCACAGGATATAGAGTTCTCATCAGTAACTATACTGATGAAGTTCCCTATATAGTGATAAACCATATACAGTTTAATTATCCGCTCCGCTTGTGCGGGACGTTTAAAGAAACTGAATGTGGCTCGGATCAAGTCTGGGTGCTCAGAGATAGGCAAGTTCCATCCGTGAGTAGCTTGGTTTCTTAGAAACTCATGAAGAAGTGAATACTTCTTCCAAGTTTCGAGGAAACCCCCGATACTAAAACCTGACACCTCAACACCTGATATAACTATTCTTTTGGCAAACTCAAGCATCTTCTCAGATACTAGAGTCTTTTCATCAGAAATAGGCATATCAAGTTGAGAGCATAAGATTTTATACTGGAGAGCTACTTCACGATTGGCAATAACTAAATCATCACCTAATAGGCAGTAATCAGGAAAATACTGACCAGGTTTAACAACCTGGGCATTAATTGCTGACAACTGAACCATTACATGGTGACTTAGTGCCATCGCGGCCCAAGAGGAGTATGCTCCCATCGGCTGCCCCGCTCGATAAAATATCGGGTGGTCGCAGTCTTTGTTCACAAAGGCTTCTCCTACTAGCAGGCGTTTCCATGCTAGTGCATGATCGATCCCAATCAAGTTAGATAAAACACTAACTTGAAAGTCAACAGGCATTCTGTCTGTTGCAGCGGAGAGATCATAACAATAGTATGGACCGGTAGAAGGTAAAGACGACTGAAAGTCATCCTGATTAAAGGTAAAATCAGACGGTATATTTCGCAATATACCCATTAAAGCATCATGAAGAGGCTTTAATGCTGTCTGAGTCCAGTAATCAAGGATAGCGATCACTCGTGTTTTCCCTTCCTTATCACTAAAGTAACTAAGCTTACGAGAATACTTTTCAGCCTTTGAATGGATTAACCTCCATATCTCCATCATCGAGTATCCTAAACCGGTCGGCTGATAAGGTTTAGTCATAGCAACTTGAAGCGCTAATCCACCCAAAAGGATAATATCTTCCTTTTGTTGAGGTGTTATAGCGTCCAAGTCTGTTAAGGCTGAAGCCAAAGCAGGACCGTTAGGACCACTCTTTGTAGAGAAATGGAAATCAGTCCACCTCAAAGATTGAGGGTAGACTCCTAGAGTCTTACAGATCACTTTTATAGTGTCCTCATTTTGAGGAATTCCCTTGGAATAAGTCTCTATGGTATCGAGCTTTAGAACAGCCCTAAACTTAAAAGCTCTTCCTACATTTAACAATGTAAGAAGAACTCTTATAGTTTGAGGGTTATCTAAGTCAGATTTCCATAGTGACAATTCCTTCGGAAAACCTGAAGAATCTAGTGCTACTGATTCAAGTTCATATAGTGGGTTCCCACTAAGGTACCTTAGAACAGACAGCCGAAGAAATTTATATCTTCGAACAGTTTGCTCTAAGCCTTGGTGGTCCACATTATGTGAAAATGTATCAAGGTAGGCTGTTACACGTGAACTGTATACATCGTACTGCTTGCAATACAAGGTTAATACTATAGGGATTAACTTCCTTATCGTACTTAATCTAGTCATTGTAGCAACGATTATATAAGTTTCACGCAGTGCTAGGGACGCTACCACGCCCAAGGTAGGGTGCTAGCCTTCTTGAACGCTGGGGGTACGACACCCCTCGGTAGCCGCGATCCTAACCACTATCCTATAGTATGATCCACACAGCTATTCTAAGCTGGCCCAGTCTACCAAACCTGATATATCGAAAGATATATTGGCTCGGCACTGACCAGAACAACTTGGATAGTATGAGTTTCACATAAGATAGTTATTAGTGTTGGAACTGCGAGGTTACTCTTGATTAGCGACTGTGTAACAACAGTTGTTGGTC